AGTAATCTACTGGCATCCTTAATAGCTAACTCCAGATCTATAGGATCCATCTTTCCATTAAGCCTCTGCTCCAGATCTGTTACCCAGCTATCGTTATCCCACCAGCTCCACGGTAAAATACCAGCATTTTCTAATACTGTTTTAACATTTTTCCATGCCTGTAGCTCTTTCTCTGCACTCTGGAGGCTTTTTATCCTCTTTTCTGCATCCTCTAAATCCTTTGCTAACTTTGTGCCTAATCTCTGCCCTATGGCACTCTTTACTACCTTATCCTCCAGATAATCCTTACAGTACTCCGCCCTGTCATTGTAAAAGGGGATCCTATCCTCCTCCAGCCGACTAAAGATAATGTACTTATACACTCCTACAGGCTCCTCTATCTGCCTGTACAATGCCTTTTTAACAGTTCTCAAGCCCTTAGTATCTGGATTAAAATAGATAAGCCCTACATGATCTGGGAGCTCCTCTTTCTTTACCAGCCCCTTAGGTACTACAAAATAAAACTCATTACAGTACTGTAGGTATAAATGCCACTTATTATCCTGTAGAAAATCATTTCTACTCACTTTGATCTCATAGCCGATAATATTAGGCTTTGTATAGCTCTTTGTGATAGCCAACCCATCAAACTTAAGTAGCCCCTGTGAATCTGGAAAATAAGTACTACAGGTTTTACACTCTGTTATAAAATAACTGGGCTTTCCATTATGAAACTCTTTAAGAGCCAGCTTTATATCTGTACTGGTTACTTTCTGTGCCACTCTGTTTACCTCCTTTGTTGTGATACTTAACTTAATCACAATCGGTAAGTATTTTTAGACAAAAAAAAAGAGGATCCTAAGATCCTCTCTATCTGGCATTAAAACTCCAGTACATTCTCCTCTATGAAAATATCCTTATGCACATCTGCCTTAAATGCTAAGAGTGCTCTGGATGCTCTCAGCATTACCTCCTCATCTCCCATCATTTTAGCCCCTGTGTAGGTATTCTCCAGAAAGTCTATTACCTCCTGTTTCTGCTTTTCATTATCCATAGATACCTCCTATAAATCCTCCCAACCATCATATCCCAGCTCTTTTAATTCCATCTTACTCTCCCAGATAGCATCCATTAGATTATCCGCCTCTATATCCTCTGGATCTGTGCTACACTCTAAGGCTACCTGTAACATTTTTATATAATCTATCAGCTCTTTTATACGCTCATCCATTAAGCCCTCCTATTTGAGTAAATCTTTTACTCCTACTGTGGTTTTCTTATATACAGCGTTTTTTACAGCTCTCTTAGGGTTCTTTGCCAGCCCTACACCCTTTTTACCGTACAGAGGATTAACCGCTTTCTTTACCGCCCTCTTAGCCTTACCTGTAGTGCTTGCTTTGATAGCCTTTTTAAGGCTAGGTTTTCTTACTCCGATTTTCATATTACTCTACCTCCTCTGCCTTATATTCCTCTGGTACCTTTTCTGTACACAAATGAGAAAAACTCTTTAACCATTTCTTAGTAGCCTCAACGCTCCTTACAGATCTAAACTCAGTTTCTTCTCCCTCCTCATACAGATCTACCTCATGTAACACGCTCCACCACACATCATCAAAGCTCTTTTGAGCACTGTAATCATAATTCCTAAATCTATCTACCGCTAAGCTCTCTAGCCTCTCTAACGCTATCTGGATCCTCTCATCCTCAATAGAAAAGTTATATCTTTTCTGCATCTTCCTAATCTGTTCCTGTTTCATCTGCTTTTCCTCCTGCATATTTTCTAAATACTGTTTGTGTATCTTGTCCTGCATTTCCTTTAATTTCTTTTCTTCTAGCTCTGTTTCTTTTTCCCACTCATCCCAGAATGATCCTAAGCTCTCTTTCATAATAACCGCCTACCTTTTTATATAGTGGTTATATTATAACTCAGTTATGAGGCTAACTCAATAACCATCCTAGCCCACGCTCTGGCATCATCCTCCCCATACATCCTATACACACAATCCTTATAAGGGATCCTGTAATCCGCCTTAGGATCATTCTCTACCAGTAAATACTTATACTGTGGCTCCCTTGCCTTATTTTGTAAGTGGTGCCTAAATTGATGGAGAAAACCCTCTAAGGATGGCTCCCCTAAGAAAATCTCCTTTGTAGAGTGTACATAGTTATCATCCCTTACCCATGCTGTAATAACAGGGATCTCTACACTGTACACATCCGCCAGCTCTGTATCTAACTCTCTGATTATCTCCAATCTCTGGAGAGGTGTAGCAGATTTATAACCATTTGCCAGAGCCGTACTAACAGGCTCAAGAGCTTTACACTCCTTAAATAACACTTTATAGCTTTCTACTCTTTCTATTAGATCCATACGCTCCTCCTACTCTACCCACTCTAAACCGCCTGTATACCTGCCTCTGTGGGTTATTAACTTATCTGGATACACTCTCTTTAGATACGCTATATCCGTTCTAAGCGTTCTCCTAGATACTCCTAACTCCTCTTGTAGCTCCGCTGTATTTGTACACTTAGCCTCCTTAAGGATACTTATTATCTGGAGCTGTCTATCATTTACTCCGTGTATACTCATCTCATTACCTCCTTAATGTCTGGCATTGTAAGCCCATATAAGATCCTTTAATATCAACCCATCCTCATAAGTGGCATATACTAACCCATCTATTACACAAGCATCTATAAGCTCCAGAGCTTTCTCTATACGCTCCTGCTCCTTATACAAAGCCTCCAAATCCTCCCCTCCGTTTTCCTGTGCCTCATATATTCTAATCATAATCCTATCATGTGCATTATAGATCTTATGCTGATTATCTTCCCACTTACATACTGGGTATAACTTCTTTCCTGCCTTATTCCTGTATATTTTCGCCATCTGTATTATCCTCCTGTTTCTCGATCTTCTCTCTATACTCTGTAGCCTCCTGTGTTCTACCTGTCATGCACAGTAACAAGTAAAAACTCCTTTGCTCATCCGTCATATTATCCCCTCCTCATAATCCATATCCCATACAAACTCATTCTCATCTACCCACTCCCAGCCATACTCTCTACAAAAGCTCTCAGCCTCCGCCTCTGTTTCAAACTCTGTAAAATATTTCTTTGTGCCTCCAGCACTCTTAAGATAAACTGTAAACATATTTCCCTCCGATCTGGGAGCCCTTAGGCTCCCAACTCCTGTACATACTCCATACCATCAAAGCTACAAAATCCTCCAGCATCTAAGATACTCTGTAAAGCTCTTTTCCCTCCACAGGGGATATATGGAGCTAAGATACCAAACTCATCTCTATCTGAGCTAAAAGCTATGTAGCCCTTGCCCTCCTCATAGAGGGCATATCCTGTAACTACTCTAGCTATTCTATCTGTACCAAACTTAGCTCCTTTTAATCTCTTAATAACCATCTTACTTACCTCCTAGTATCTACTATGTGCTATCGTAGCAATTCCTCTAAGCAATCCTGCTACACAAGTATTAAGATCTCCATCCTGCCAGCACTCATCTACTCCAACAATCCTACCTGTCATATACTCATCATGCTCATTTCTGGCTACCATAAAATCTGTATCAGTTCCGCACTCATCCTCTCTATCGCTCATCTTAATAGTAAAGTGGCTATCCTCTGTATCACAGTACTGTAAGTATCCCCACCATACACGGATCTCACTCTTAAGTACCTGTACTCTCCATTTCCAGTTACTATCCTTTTCTGTGAGCTCCTTAGCTACCTCTTTTGCTACTTCCTTAGCCTCTCTAAAATCTACTACCACTTCCTGTACCTCCTGTTTTTCCTCCTCAACATCTACCAGCTCAATCTTACTGATTAAGGATCTCCAGTAAAATACTCTACCATCCTCTGTTACTAAAAACTCCTTATGGAGCTTGCTGTTTTCCTCTGTGAGATCATAGGCTCTACACTTAACACATTTCTTATCAATGTACTCTACTGTGTAATCTTCAAACTCTGCGTTTTCTTCCAGATAAGAGATAAACTCTTTAACTGTAAGCTGATCCATAAGCTCCTCTGTAGATCTCATAAACTGTACTCTATATCTGTTATCATCACTGTTTTT